TCTCTCTTAAAAGATTAGAATGTCTGAATACATTATCGAACTTTTGTAGGTTATTTGTATTGAAAGAACTTACGGTTGTCTCAACCAAAGCTTTAATGTCTGATTTAGTTTTTTCTGTCAAGGTAGAGTTATACTTTACGGTTACACCCAAAACCAAATACAAGATTTCAGGATCTACTATTACTGGAACTATTGATGCTACATTATAATTTTTCAAACTATTAATAATTGAATTTTTGGTTGTGGTAGTTAAGGATGTTCCAGTATTTGGATTTATTGCAATGTATACTCTTCCATAAATTGGTGGATCATTATCCTCACCACCCCAACATTGTATAGACTTGATATTGGAATATACTGTGGGTACAATTGCTTTGTAATCATCGGGAGTTACAGCACGCCCCTGTGCTGCATACTTTAATGGTGCATTGAACTTGATAGAATCTACTGATTCTGCATCACCTCCACCTGAAGAACTAGCTCCTGCCAATGCAGTAACATTTGAATATCCTCCTACTGAAGATGCAGGAGTAAATGCACCTGCTCCATCAGCAGTACTACCATTAGTTACAACATAATCTAGAATAACAATATTACCATCAATGGGTTTTTTACCAGAAACTCCGTCACCAAAATATACTTCATATCTACCATCTTCTATTTCCTGCAAAAAATACTTTGTGGAAGTTGAACTTAGAGTTGCATAATCCTCATTCAAAGTATAGACTTCTGTAGTAATATCACTTGATGATGCTTGAACCGATACCACTATAGTACTGGTATCTACAGTTGCAGATGGTATCACAAACTGTTGTTCTAAGTTTGAAGAATCTGCAGTATATGTATATCTAATTCTTGTACCTTCATAAATTCTAACATCTTCAAACACAAATGTTCCAGTACTAGATGATGCTGTATGATCCCCAATAGTTACAAATTGATATGATACATCATTAACTGATGTGGTAAAAATAGTTCCTGCATCCATAACTAAAGTTGCCTGTGTAGTTGGTACACCAGTAACCGTAACATCAACATATACATTTGAAGATTTACTGGATGAGGGTAAGTACCCTAATGCCTTTGCATGGGAAACAGCACTCGCTCTAGTTAATGCAGTATCAATGAACATTTCATTCGCAAGCATATTTGCATGAAATGCTAAGTAGTGAGTATTGTATGCCAAGAGATCCATTAGAACCGACATACCAGACCCTTCAAAGTTGTAATCTGTGAATTGTGTTTGTTGTGAAAGAAATGTTTTGAAGTTGGATTTGACAGTATCGAAATCTAAATCGGTAATCTCTATTCTTCCCTTTGTATTTGTAGCCATGTTATCGTACCGTTTCTAAAATTGTTTGAAATTCTTGGAGTTCAGCTGGGAGATTCTCAACATAAAAATAGATCCTAACATCATACTTATTCTGATCCAGTATGGGAGTACATTCAACATTTTCTACCCTTGCTCTGGGCTCAAAGTTTCCTATCATTTCTTCTATTGTTCTTGCTAACTGATTTCCAGTTACAGGATTTAAATTCTCAAAAAGTAAATGTGGAACATTAGATCCTATCTCTGGATGGAATGGTCTGTCGTAGTGATTGGTCAATAGTAAATTACGAACAGACCTCTTAACAGCAATTACATCAGTAACAGTAGCTACATCTCCTGTAACTGGATTTGCAGAAAAGTTCAAGTTCAAATCTCTGTAGATTCGACTTGACCTTTTCTCATTCTGTCTTGATGCATCCCATGCCATTATGGTGTTGTTCCGTTACTATTTAATGCGGCTGATTCTTTGTGTTCAGGATCATCTTTGTCTTTGAACCAGTAGTCAGCTGTCTTTGTTAGGATAGCCACGAAGCTACCAACTAAAATATTTACAATGTCCCTGTATGTTTCACTAACTTCTTGAAAGAATAGTAAATATAGTAATAAAAGGAATGTTCCGAATACTACTAGACTTAAAGCAAATCTAGCCCAAAAGTTTAATTTTTTGCGGTTTTCAATCGCTTGGGATTGATCGCCTGTTATTTCGTTTGTCATTTATCATCTCAATTAAAAAATTATTATGCATTATTATGCATTTGCTCCAGCACCTACTGTCTTTGCACCACCCACTATCTTGCAACCACAATCTAGTGCATCTCCTATCCTTGCAACTTTCCTTTTAACACCATCATCACACGTTACAAATGATGTTGGTGAACCTTCAGTAATCGTTCCTATTATAGCAGGAGATGGAGATGGTGAACCATGTGGAGCACACTTTGCATCTACTGTCAACATAGGTTTGCCCTCAATGGTTGCTAATTGACACAAAGATGAGCCTGGTAAAAATATTGAAGGTGCAAATGAACCATGTCCAGTTGTTTGATCACCCTCTCTTGCCATTGATCCTGCCATTATGTTTGCCACTCCGATAGTTCTGGAACTTTAGTTAGGGACTTGTAAGCATTCTGATATGCTGTCATATATCTATCCCTATCATTATCATAATTATTTATAACACCTACCTTAAAGTCAAGTTCAACAGGAGACATTGGAGAAGGCCCATCAGAGAACGGAGCTGTAAAGAATTTTAGGGTAAATGATACATAAAATATGCCCGGCCCTCCCTTTTGTGTATTACCATAACCAGAACTTCTTGCTAGTCCAAAGTCTGAACCATCAAAGTTAGGTGGTTTATCAGTAGGTGTCCAAGGCACTACCCAATCATCCAATTCTGTTACCGGCCCAGTTATTGTAACAGTTGTTACTTGAGCACCAACTCCACCAGATACAGTAGATGCACCTTGAACTACTGTAATTTTTACATCTGGAAAAATATCATACGTTCCTGCACTAGTATTATTTGCAGCAGTACCTAAACCAGATAATGATTCACTCTTTCCTGTAGCTGGAACAGTCCAAGGCGTAGGTAGTGATATATCAGTAATCGCAATCATCGGCCCGGCTGCAGTTTCCAATCCATCATATGAGCCTGGTATTGGGCCACCGCCTGGAATAGGTGCATTAACTGTTTCAGTACAAGTAATTGTTTCAGCCATCGTATAGGTACTACTAGTTGCAGTACCTACATTTTCCATACCTCCTGCTGTTTTTGCACCAGAATTAGTCAAGGTTGCTCCTGCTGTTGGTACAGTTACCATTGCGTGTGCAGATGATGCAGCGAGTCTTGCAGGCATTAGTTGAAACTGATTGATGAACCACCTACGACCATTGCAGCTGATGCCTTGATAGAACCAAGAGCTCCGATAGTAGTGGTAAGGTTAATTTTGTAATCCTGAGTCACGTTCAATGTTACTTCTTCTGTCAGAGTACCCTTCATGGTATTGGTTACATTACCAGTAATCTCTAAGGTTTCTGTTCCTGTAATAGTAGTCTTTCTATTTCCGTCTACTTTCTCTGTAAGATTTCCCCCTGCATATACATCTATATTCCCACCAGCTGAGATTGAGTAATTTCCCTTAACATAGGTATCCATGTTTCCTGCGGTAATGTTAGTAACATTTCCTACTGTCTTAATAACTACATTACCAGAACTATCAATCTCAATGAACGTACCCATTTTGTGGTATAGGTGTATTCGTTCATTTCCAGCTGTATCATCGAACTCAACATAGTGTCCTGACTCTGTTTCAAAGACATGATTGGTTGGATACATTGCACTGGCTTGGGTAGATGCTATTTGTTCAGCAGAGCCCGATGCAGTAGACCAAGAATCCAGAGTGTCCTTAATTTCTTTTGAGGGATGTGTAGCAGCCGACTCCTGTGCAAGTAAGTTCGTATCTGCAATATCAATATAGAGCTCGGTGGGATATTTAGAATTTGGATCTTTGAATCCACCTGCTGATTCTGCAGCTGCTGGTGGAGCACTTGAGGTTGATGAACCAGAATATCCACCGACCTTACTTGAAGCTGCGATTGTGAAGTTAGTTGTTTCAGAAGTATTCTTGCCTGGTAAGGCTCCCATGATAACAGGCTCTTGTTTTGCAGGATCACGAAAGAAACCTACAACCCATGTACCCTCTATGAGAAAATGAGGAGAAAACCCAATACCAGAATTTCCACCAGCTGTTACTGGCATCATTACTGAAGCCCAAGGCAAATCCTCAGTAGGAATCTTCTGGACATCTGCTGAATGATACCCTAGACAACGTACCCTGACTCTTCCTGCTTTCTCTGGATCTGCTCTATCTTCAATAACTCCAATAAACCAGTTGAAGCCATCTTGGCCCATAAAATAATTATCCATCTATATTCTCGATACGAATTTTGCAATAGGTTGTACGAATGGCAGGAGTCCTATACCCATTAATATGTTTACCCCTGTATGGACTATTGCAATGTGTTTGGTTGTACCCACAGGCATTCCATCAGAAACCATTATTCCTGCTAACCAGATAGTTCCAGTAGTTCCTATGTTTGCACCTAGTACTGCTGCCACAGCAGAGGGTAATGGTAATGCACCACTTGCAACCAACCCGACAATAGCAGTAGTAGAAAGTGAACTACTCTGCCATATAAGAGTACATACAATCCCACCTAAAAACATCCAATACGGATTAGAGATGAAGTACTCCAAGTGTTCCAGTTTGCCCATCGATTTCATTCCACCAGAAAACATTTTTAAACCAATATAAAAGACTACCAAGCCGATGAGTGCCTGGAGTATAGGGTTATTCAGTTCCATATGTTTAAGTTTTTTAGATAGTTCAGTCATACAGATATTTATATGAGAACACTAGTAGAAGTATCTAAAGGATTTTTTTGCTCTGTAGCCCCAGAGAATTTTC